GGCGGTTTCCGGCGCGCGTAACACTTTGCGGATTTGAGACAGAACGGCGCTTTCCAAAGTGTCCGCGGAGAGGCGCTTGGGCGCACCATCATCCACGACATCGCGGTCCTTGATTTTGTCCATCGACACATAATAGCGATACCAGCGATTGCCTTTGAGGGTCCCGCTTGGGGTCATGGACACGCCAGAGGCTGTGAAGACGAGACCTTTGAGAAGAGCAGGGGTGCGACCGCGACTGTTATCGCCACGTTCGCGAGGGCTGCGCTGCATGATTGAGCGAACTTTATCCCAAAGCTCTTGAGATATAATGGCCTCATGTTCCCCTGGGTAGGAGACACCCTTGTGGACGGCCTCACCGAGGTACACGCGGTTTTTGAGGATGCGATAAATGTATCCTTTGTCATTCAGCATCCCACGTTTCGTCTGAAACCCTTCAGCACGGAGTTCGCGGGCAAGATGAGAGGCTGAGCCCAATTGAACGAAGCGCTCAAAGATCTGACGAACAGCTTTTGCCTCAATTGGGTTGATGACCAGTTTGCGGTTTTTGACGTCGTAGCCATGGGGAACGCAGCCGCCCATCCACATGCCCTTTTTGCGCGATGCTGCGACTTTGTCTCGAATTCGCTCGGCGGTCACTTCTCGTTCGAATTGTGCAAAGCTGAGAAGGATATTGAGGGTGAGACGGCCCATAGATGTTGTTGTGTTGAAACTTTGGGTCACGGAGATAAAGGTGACATTGTTGCGGTCGAAGACTTCGACGAGCTTGGAGAAGTCCATGAGGGAGCGACTGAGACGGTCAATTTTGTAAACGACGACCACATCAATGAGACCGTCTTCCACATCTTCGAGAAGTTGGTTGAGGGCGGGGCGATCAAGGGTCCCCCCGGAAATGCCTCCGTCATCATATTGCTCACGCAGGGCCACCCAGCCCTCAGAGCGTTGGCTGGCAATATAGGCCTCACAGGCCTCGCGTTGGGCGTGAAGACTGTTGAACTCTTGCTCTAGGCCTTCTTCGCTCGATTTGCGCGTGTAGATGGCACAGCGCAGTTTGCGTGGGGGTTTGGCGGGTGAGTTGGTCATGATTTACCTCCAGTGCGGTCGCCAAGGCCAAAGAAGCGATAGCCGTTCCAGTTCGATCCGGTGATGGCGCGGGCAATGGCAGAGAGCGATTTGTAGGGACGGCCCTGCCACTCAAAGCCGGATTTGAGCACCGTCACTTCTTGTTCGACGCCCTCCCAGTTGCGAATGAGTTTGGTGCCGGGGTGAGGGTTGCGGGGGTCGGTTATTTGTCGTCGTTTGCTGCCAAGCCCTTCGACCTCGTCTGCTAGGGCATCGAGGAGGCGCCGGGTTTGGCGGTCGATGCCACCGTAGGCCAGCTCTTGGATACGATAGGCAAGGCGATGTTCGAGGTTGGCTCGGGAGTAGGGCGGGGGTGTCTCTTCAAACAGATCGCGCCATTGTTTTTTCAACTCAGCGATGGGCAATTTGGGGATCGCCTGTAAGCGCGCCAAGATGGTGCGATCGAGATCAGGGGCTTGGCCCCGTTTGGGTGGTGAGAGTTTAGGCTGTTTCATGGTCAGGGCCTCCGATGCGGATCCGGGTTCTCTGACGACTACTGCTCGAACGGGGCAGAACATCCACAAAACTGTCTCTGTGAATTGCAGATAAAGAACTGGACTTATCGTCTTTGAGACGCATCAGCCCGACGGCGAGAATATAGCCGAGTTCAGAGGCGCGAGCGGCGACGGACATGGTCTCAGCGCATAGGGGATTGGGCCCAGAAACTGGGGTCTTTAGAATATCGGTCATTGGGGGTGCCTTATGGAGTTGGTGCCTCCTGTTTGAGACAGGTTTGTTAGGGCGCGCAACCGTTCATTCCGCTCTGCGGTGTCCTTGCGAAACCATGCGTATCTATGGGTAGGGCGGCCTGACTAGGTCTTGGGGTTTGAGGCCTCATCGGGCCTGCCTGTGGACGAATTTTGGATAAGTAAATGTTAGACGGAATCGGGGAAATTGATGTAGAACATTTCATGAACATATGTGGGCAGGACGGAGGTAAAATGATTATCGAAAAGGACTATTATTCACTATCAGAAATCCTCAAACGCTGGTCGATACACGAAGATGATTTGATCTATTTGGCTGAGAACGATGAGGTCAGACTGTCTTTGCGTTTGTACAATCTCTTCATGGAATTTGGGACCTATGAGGGAGATGACGAGGGGGCCTTGTTTCGGGTGGCGCAGAGCGAGGGACTTTACAGCGGATTGGTTGATGTTCGGGCGGATGATGTGTTTCATCTCTTTCGGTCGGGCGAGGCGTATTTGCAGGAGTTTAGACAGGGGGCGAACGGGTATGCGGCCCTCCCAGATACCCATGAGGGGCATTACGCGGTCATTGGGGATCTGCTGATGCGCCGATCGGTCAGAGATCATTTTGAGGTGCGCAAAGGGTTTCATTCAGGGGAGCCCAAGGAGCCCGAGCGGACCTTCATCTCGGCCAATGGCTATCGAGAAATCCGCTATTGCGGACAGTTCTTTCAGTTTGGTCCGATCCAGGCGGAGGTGGTGCGGGTCTTGCATCACGCGACGGAGGTGGGGCAGCCCTGGCAAAACGGTAAACTGATCCTGTCTCAAGCGGGATCGCGCAGTCTAAAGATGCTGGATGTGTTCAAATCCAAGTCAGGATGGCGGGATCTGATTCAGTCGGATGGTCGCGGGAATTATCGCCTACGCGCGGGCTGATGAGGTGTGCCGACCGAGGGCTGCGGGATCCGCAGGGGGATGAGAGGGGGATGGCTGCGGGATGCGCCTCCCCCTCTTTGCATGAAAGCCCTTTAAACCTCGCTGACGCGCATCCCACTCCGGATCCCCCTGCGCTCCCGACGACATCCCTCCGCAAAGTTTCGCATCCTCTCCTGGTCATCACGAGAGGATTTAAACGATGCAAGGAAAGACCTGTTTTACACAAAAAGAGCTGGCCCGACGCTGGGCGATTTCTCACCGAACCTTAGAGCGCTGGCGTTGGACGGGTGAGGGCCCCTCCTTCATGAAACTCGGCGGCCGGGTGATCTACCGCTTGGAGGATATCGTGGCCTTTGAGCAGGCCTGTTTGCGCTCGAGCGAAGCAGATCCTGAGTCGCGGGTCGCATGATGGTCCCGCAGGTCGAGGACGATCTTGGGTTCTTGGCGTGGCTGTCGATGGCCAAGCCGGGATCAGTGCTCAGCTATCACCAAGGCTTCTTGGCGGTCGATACCTCACCACCGGTGTCAAAGCTGCTTCCGAGAGATCAAAGCCGGTTGCGTTTGATTGCGGAGGCGGCCTGGCGCGCGTCAGAGAAGAACCTCGTTCATCTCGTGCAGTCCCGCTTGGGCCCGGACCACTTTGAGTATCGCGCCATCATCCGGCCTCCAGAGACCTCCAAACCTACCCATCACCAAAGGCGACCCAATGAGGCCGCATAATCGATTTTTCCCTGAAAGGACGACCATGACTTACCCTAAGAACATCCCAAGTGTGGATGATATGTTGAACTTGCCGGCAGGCGAACTGGCCTTGATGCCGGTCGAATTGCTGGCCAGCCTGCAAGCGGAATTGGCCCATGCGCAGAGCCAGCTTCGGGCCGCATTTGCGCGCTTTAGCACAGGACTAGAGGTGCGATACGCCACCCGAGCCGCAGAGGCGCGTGAGGCTTTAGGCAAAGACACTGGCACTGTGCGCTTAGATGATGGCGACTACACGGTCATCGCCGACCTGCCCAAGCGCGTTGAGTGGGATCAAGAAAAACTGGCACTGATGGCGCAGAATTTGGCAGCGACGGGCGAAGATCCTGCCGAGTTCATTGAAACCAAGCTGTCGGTCACAGAGCGCAAGTACGGTGCCCTGCCAGAGGCCTGGCGCAAGGGATTTGAGCCGGCACGGACGGTGAAAGTGGGTCCGCTGAAGGTCACGTTGCAATCGGGTGAGGTGCGCTGATGGCGATCTCTCTTGCATCTCTGCGCTCTGCTGTCACGCTGACCCCGCCGCGCATTTTGATCCACGGCGTCGCGGGCGTCGGTAAGTCGACCTTTGCGGCGGCCTCTGATCGGCCGGTGTTTATTATGACTGAGGATGGTCTTGGGAAACTTCAGGTGCCGCATTTTCCGCTGGCGACGAGCTATGCAGAAGTGGCGGAAGCCCTCGATGCGCTCCTGATGGAAGGCCATGACTTTGGCACGGTGGTCATCGATAGCGTTGACTGGCTGGAGCCACTGATTTGGGCTGAGGCTTGTCGGCGCAATTCTTGGGTCAACATCGAGGCGCCGGGGTTTGGCAAAGGTTACGCTGAGGCCCTGACGGTTTGGCGGGACTATCTCGACAAGCTGAATGCGCTTCGGGACCAGAAGGGCATGGTGGTCATCCAGATCGCCCATACGGATATCAAGCGGTTTGATAGCCCTGAGCATGAACCTTACGACCGCTATGTGATCAAGTTGCAGACCCGTGCTTCAGCGCTTTTGCAGGAGCATTCGGACGTCGTGCTCTTCGCCAATTACCAGATCTCGGTCGCCAAATCCGACGTTGGCTTCAACAAGAAGGTGACTCGGGCGCTCGGGTCCGGTGCGCGTGTCATGCACACAGAGGAGCGCCCCGCATACCTTGCCAAGAACCGTTACGGCCTGCCGGACACCCTGCCACTTGAGTGGTCAGAGTTCCTTGCAGCCATGCCTCAACCTGAATGATGACCTTGAAAGGATAAAACCATGGCACGTTTCGATACGTCCTTTGATGCGACCAGCATTGAGCCCACCACCGCCTACGAGCTTCTGCCGGCTGGCACCTATCGCGCCCAGATCGTTGAAAGTGAAATGCGCGTCACCAAGAACGGTATGGGTCAGTTCTTGTGGCTGATGATTGATATTCTTGAGGGAGAGCAACAGGGCCGGAAAATCTTCGATCAGCTGAACTTGGTGAACCCGAACCCGACCACTGTGGAAATCGCACAGCGCACGCTCTCGGCCATCTGCCATGCAACGGGGCGGATGCACGTCAGTGACAGTGAGGAGCTGCACCTCATTCCGATGACGATCCAGGTCAAAATCCGACCGCCGAAGAACGGCTATGGTGAGAGCAACGCGATTGCCTATTTGCCGCCTGACAAGGGGGCTGCCTCGACCGCTCGCGTGGCACCGTCTGTGTCTTCAGCGCCCCCGAAAATGGCTGCGGCACCCTGGAACAAGAAGGGCTGATCCATCGCGCTGCCTTGCGCCTCGCGTGACGGGGCAGCGCAGGACCCCATTTGAGGATAGTTTTATGACTGACATGACCAACGCGGCTCCTTGGGCTGCGATCGGCCTCGGCGTGCCTGACGCTCAAGGCCGATTGATCGAACTTGATGATGCCATTGCCAAGATCCGCACCCAGATCGCGACGGCCGATTTGGCACGACAGCGTGGCCAAAAGCCCATCGATCCAGACTGGTTCCACCGCGCGCGTACGGCGCTGCGGCATCTGAACCGCGAGCGTGCTGAGCTTTTGGCAAAAGGCACAGGCCGTCGCCCGCGCGAAACGTTCAAAGACGCGCTGATTGGCGTGCTGCGTGACCGCCATGACCCTGAGACCTGGGACGACCTTTTGGCCGAGGCTCGAGAGAGAGCTCAAGGGGAGGGGCTGTGATGGCTGAGCTACCCGAAGCCCCCACACCGACGCTGACCGCGATTTATGCTGATTATGAGGCCCGTCAGGGCGATGGGTTCCGCGATCACCTTGGGGCCTCGATTATTGGTAAGTCTTGCGCCCGTGCGCTTTGGTACGATTTCCGTTGGGTGACACCATCGTGTCATTCCGGTCGCCTGTTGCGCCTTTTTGAGACCGGCCAGCTAGAGGAGGACCGTCTCGTGCGCAATCTGCGCGCCACCGGGGCGACGGTGCTCGAGGTCGATCCTGACACTGGTCGCCAGTTCCGGGTTGAAGCCCATGGCGGGCATTTTGGCGGGTCGCTCGATGGGGTAGCTACTGGCCTTCTTGAGGCGCCGAAGACCTGGCATGTGCTGGAGTTCAAAACGCATGGGCTCAAGAGCTTCAAGGAGCTGAGCGCCAAGGGTGTGGTGGTGGCCAAACCACAGCACACAGCCCAAATGCAGATCTACATGCATCTGACGGGCATCACCCGCGCGCTCTATGTGTCGGTCTGCAAGGACAGTGATGCTTTGCATATCGAGCGCATCGAGGCAGACAGCGCAATGGCTGAACGCCTCCTCGAGAAGGCGGGGCGCATCATCTTTGCCCAGAAGCCGCCTATGCGGATCAGCGAGGACCCGGCCTGGTTTGAGTGTCGGTTCTGCGATCATCACGCCCTCTGTCACGAGGGTGGCGCCGCCGCGGTCAATTGCCGGTCTTGTCTGCATTCCACCCCGATTGAAGGTGGATGGCACTGTGCACGCCATGACCGGATGTTGTCAGCGCTTGAACAGCGCGCGGCCTGCACACGCCATCTCTTCATCCCCGATCTTGTCCCGGGTGAGGTCATCGATGCGGGAGACGATGTTGTCACCTACCGCATGGCCGATGGCTCGACTTGGGCAAATGACGCTCGCCACTCGGAGGCTGCGCCATGCTGACCCTGCGTCCCTATCAACAGGCCGCGATCAGCGCGATCTACGGCTATTTCCGAGAAAACACAGGTAACCCGATGGTCGTGATGCCGACTGGCTGCCATGCTGCTGGCACACAAATCCTGAT